AAACATGAAGCAATTGATTCGGCGCCGCTCACAACCACGTCAGGACATATCGGCCACGCAGGAGACAAACGAAGCGAGAGCCAACATTAAGCCAATTCCTTATAAGACTTCGAAGGAGTTTTACCCTGGTGACCCTGAATTCGCCACCGCGATATTCCACCATTTTAACCCGAGTGTCTGCACGAACTTGAATTCTATGGTGGGGTTCCAAGACCGCATGGAAACTCAATCGTCTTGTAGGAGTTGGCCAGAACATGGACCGCCACTCGAATTTCCAAAGCGCACTGGATGGACAGATTCCGTGGTGGATTCCGAGACTACGGATATTAAGCCACTTCGGATTCCTTTGCCGCCATCTCGTGGTGCAAGTGATTGTGGTGGTTCCATTGGTTCGGTGAGAGCGAAGAGTGAGCCAGGCGGTTTGGCCTCTTTTCTTGCAAGAGACATTGAAATGAGCAATAGATCCATAAGGTCTGAAGCTGGAGGGTTTGTTGCTGAACAGGTTAATGGTTGGTTCAGTGGATTGCGGAAACTTTGCAAGAGATATTACACAGACAAGGATGGTGAAGAGATTGATTACGCTGATCACACCCAGACAGCATATGTTGAATTCGTCAACAAAGCTTTCACGCATGCCAAAGACAAGAAGATGTATTTGGAGGCTGGGACTGACACAACAAAGTTTGCTATTGCCGCATTTAAGAGGGTTGGAGTTAATTTATCTGTTGAAGATGCGGAATTAGTCGTTTCTGGTGCACAGGCTCTTGATACCAAAATGCCTCCAGCATTTTGTGATACTCAGGATGAAGCCATCCAACATGTTGCGTGCCACATCAAAATCGTTCTTGAAATCCCTGAGGCCATTGTTACGGCTCACCTCGGGGTGGAGACGAAAATGAATTGGAAGAACGTTTTTGTGGATGCTGCGCTCGTTGGTGCTGTTGCAGCATTAGCAATTGGAGCTTGGAAATTTTTGGGCAGCAAGTTGTCCAATTCTGAATCCGATTACGCCCTCAAACAAGTGAAGTCAAAGCAAAAGAAAGCCAGATCTCCAGTTTCTCGAGTTCCGGGTGTCCAATCCGAGAGTCCGGGTATCATTCCCTCTTTCACAACCAAGGTCATGTGCAACAACATTGTTTATTTCAAGGTTGTGGTTCAGGAAGGCTTCGGAGCAAAATCTTGGTCATCCCACTTGACCATGCTCCAGAATCGTGTCGCAGTCATCCCTAGACACGTTATGGAGAAGTTGCAAGATTCTCTGGAGCAGTATCCACAAGCTCGACTTATATTCTGCAAACCCCAACATGCCAAAGAAGGTGGACAAGTGTTCACAAAGTGGTTGGAAACTGAATGTGCTTTAGTTGACCATTTTGAGATGGTCGGAGGAGTTCTGAGACCTAAGGCTGCGGTGAGACTTGGTCGCGATTTTAAGGTCGACATTGATGGTGAATTAGAAGAACTAGAGCCGGACACTCTTTTGTGGAGTGTTCAGTTGACCGCAAAAGATATTTCGAAGAACTTGATGACAGACAAGGAGTTTGACGACGATCTCAATACTCACCAAATTGGAACTGCTGTTTTCCAAGGATCGGCTTTCAACTACACGTCAGGTGTGGCGAAGAAAGAAGTGAATTGGAGAGAGGTGCGTGAGGTTGGGAATAGTGATGACTTTTTGGAGATGGCCGAGGATGGAACTCGTTGGTTTGGTGATCGTCTTTATAAATATACTGGCATTGGAAACAAACCAGGTTTTTGCGGCATCCCAATTGTTTCCGAAGGAAGAAGTGGCTCTCCGAAGGTTTTGGGAGTCCATGTTGCAGGTAATCCCACCCAAAATTCCGGATATTGCTGCTTCTTCTCCAAGGAGGACTTTGCTGTTGCGATGAGGCAGCTTTCAATGGTTACGGCCAATGGAGCGTGTGTTTTGCGTGACATTCCTGAAGATATAGAAAATTTAGAAGACGAGATTATTGCAAATGAACCCTGCTTGTTTGGAGAAATTGAGAGTGAATCAGGTTGTTTCACCAAAATTGGTGTGGTGCCCGGTGATGTGGGCAGATTGTACCACAACACAATAGGCAAAGTGAAGCCCCCAATTTTGCAAAAGAAGACAAAGCTTGTTCATTCTCCTTTATTTTTCAAGATACCTGGAACCGGGGTTGCGCCCGCGCGACTGAGTCCGTTCACTAATCGGGATGGTCAATTTGTAGACCCTGGTTTGGTGGCACAGACTGGGTATGGGAAGTGTTCCATTGGCCCCAACTGTGAAATGGTGTCTGCCATAGTTCGGAACTTGTTCGCCAAAATGGTCAAACACGGGATTCGTGAGAATGAGAGGAGGGTTCTGTCTATCAGTGAAGCGATATGCGGAGTTGATGATATGGAGTTTTTGAAACCCATTCCCCGCAAGACGAGTCCTGGATATCCGTATTGCTTAACACTCAAGGATGGCAAAAGGCAAATTTTTGGTGCAACGGACGAATACACTTTTGATGAGCATTATTGGCCAAAATTGTTGAAAAGCATGCACGCCAAGGAAGCTTTGATTAAGCGCGGATATAGACCTTTGTTCGTTTGTTTAGATTTTTTGAAAGATGAACGTCGCACTGTTGAAAAAGTACAAATAGGAAAAACCCGCCTTGTTTCAGGCTCTGGCATGGAACTCGCCATTTTGACGCGTAGATATTGCGCTGGATTTTTGAATTTTATCCAGCGCACCAAGATTGACAATGGTGTTGCAGTAGGAACAAACCCATACAGTGAAGATTGGGCGAAAATTGCTAACCACCATCAGTATTTTTCCGGAAAGTGCAAAGGTGATAAGAGGACCTGTGCAGGGGACGTCTCTGGTTTTGACAAGGAGATGCACCCCACATGGGTTGCTGCTTTTTGCGACTTGATGGATTTATGGTATGGTGATGTTGGATCTGAAACGGCGTTTATAAGAAGGGCGTTGGTCATGGAATGCGCTTTTTCGAGGCACGTGTTCGAGGACATGATTTATGAGTGGATAGGATCGAACCCTAGTGGAACGGTTCTTACTGCGATTTTGAACTCGATCGTCAACATCATGGAGATTATGTATGTGACGACTTTGTTACATGCACAGGAAAATGGCTTGGATTTCTTTGAGGCCATATCAGAGATCTATGATATCGATGATCCTAGGATTGTTTACACGTGTTTTGGAGATGACAGTTTGATTTCCAAAATTTTGAGAGCGCATTGTGATAATTTAGAATGGTTCACACCCACTATGTTAGCTCGAGGGTTTTGGCAATTTCTTGGCATTAAATATACTGATGAAGTCAAAAGCACGACCGTCGGTGGCTTGCGTCCAATCACAGAGTGCACCTTTTTGAAAAGGGGTTTCGTGGAAGGAACAGGCAGGTCAGCGGGTGAATTTTTGGCTCCGTTAAGTCTTGATACAATCTTGGAGTCCATCAGGTGGCAGAGGAAGAATCCCGACACCATCATGATGGAAGAAACTTGGGTGCAAAGTGTGAATATGATGCTTTTGGAGTTATCGTTGCACTCCCACACTGTATACAACACATATCAGCCCATGATTGTTCAAGCGATGGCCAGAACCCAGTTGCGCATTAATGTCTCGATTCACAATTTGACGCAGTCTGAATCGCGGCAGAAGATCAAGAGTGTTGAGGCATATTATTGATTTATCTTTCTTTTGTTTGTTTTATCGTTAGTGAGGAAGCTTCCTGGTGAGCCACACCAGGCAAATTTAATAAAAAGATAAATAATTTAATATTATAAGGCCCCTCCGAAATGAGGTTAAACTATCCACGTCCGAAATGACGTTAAACTAGTGATTGAGCTCTGTTCTGTTAGTGTTTTCCCTGCCGTACATCTCACACACAACCCCCACACTAGGCCCCATCAGCTATTTTTGTGGGGGTGGGCCCTCACCATAGGAGTACACTCAGCCCGTTTTTGTATATATGTATATATTGAAAGAATAGAGTACCGTTAGCCGGCGTACGGTGAAGCCTTTGCACTTGGTTCTGTGCATTGGTTAAAGATTGGACCGCTGAACAAAAACAACTAACTGTGAATGAGAAAGGAA